GACCTCATCGCAAAGGCACCATGAGCAACATCACCGTCAACGTCACGAACGCCGGGGCGGCTAACGTCGCCGTCTCCAACGGCTCGACGGTCAATGCGACTGTCGGTAATGGCGGTGCGGTCAATGTGTCGCTCGGCACGATCTCGCCGGGCAACGCCACGGTCGTGTCTGGGACCGTCCAGGTTGGCAAGGTCACGACGCTGGCGGCTGGAAGCAACGCCACAGTGACGAACACCAACGGCACAAGCTACGCAGCCGTGCTTGATTTCGGCATACCGGCTGGCCCGTCTACGTCCGTGAGCGTCGGCAGCACGACCACGCTGGCGGCTGGCAGCAACGCCAGCGTCACCGGCACAACGAGCGACGGCAACCTGACGCTGTCGTTTGCGATCCCTCGCGGCACCAACGGGACTACGCCGAGCTTCACCATCGGCAACGTCTCGACGGTGGCTGCTGGTGGCTCTGCTACCGTGACGGCAACGCCAAGCAACGGCGGGGCGAACGTCACGCTCGACTTTGGCATCCCGCGAGGCGCGGACGGCGCGGGCGGCGGCTCTAGCGTCTCGCTCTCCGACGCCACGCCATCGGCTCTTGGCACAGCGTCGGCGGGCACCAGTTCGCTCGCCAGCAGGAGCGATCACGTTCACGCCGTGCCCGTCATCAGCTATGCGAACCTGACCAACGTGCCAAGCACGTTTGCTCCGTCGGCCCATCAACACGCGGTTGGCGACGTGACAGGCTTGCAGACCGCGCTCGACTCCAAGAGCGCGACCAGCCACGCACACAACTACGTTACAGCGCTCAACAGCCTCACGGGTGGCGTCACGCTGGCGGCTGGCAGCGGCGTGACACTGTCCACCAGCGGCTCGACGCTCACTATTGCCGCGACGGCTACGGACGATGCGGACGGCGGTTTCTACGAGGGCTACGTCCCGGCGAACACGATCACGATCGGCACGCAGCCGACCGCGCAGACTGCGAGCGGTGGCGCTGCGACGTTCTCGGTTTCTGCGACCTCGTCTCCCGGCGGCACGATTTCATATCAGTGGCAAAAACAGGACGGCGGCTACGGCAGCTATGTGGATGTCGATGGAGCCACGTCGGCCTCGCTCTCGCTGACGGGTTTGCTCAACACGGTGGACGATGCCGACCTCTACCGGGTGGTCGTGAGTGCGACGAACGCTGCCAGCGTGACAAGCACCTCGGCGCTGCTGACAGTGCCAGCGAACGTCATCACGATCACCTCGCAGCCGTCGAATCAGACCGCCGCCAGTGGGGCGGCGACGTTCACGGCATCGGCATCGGTTGCTCCCAGCGGCACCGCGAGCTACCAGTGGCAGCGTTCGGCGGACGGTTCAGCGTGGGCAAACGTCAGCGGAGCCACGTCCGCCTCGCTGGCCTTGTCGGGCCTCACGGTCGAGGCGGATGGTGGGGCTCAGTTCCGCGTGGTGGTGTCTGCGACCAACGCAGCCAGCGTGACGAGCAGCGCGGCTACGCTCACGGTCGAAGCGAATAACACGATCACGATCACAAGCCAGCCGTCGAGCCAGACGGCATCGGGCGGGGCTGCCACGTTCTCGGTGGCGGCAAGCTCGGCACCGGCGGGCACGCCAGCGTATCAGTGGCAGAAGGCCGAATTTGTGCCTGCTCGCTCTGCGGCGTGGGTGCAGCGGACATTGCCGTCGTCGCAGGCGTGGAGTGCTGTCGCTTACGGCGGTGGTGTGTTTGCGGCTGTCGCGATCAACAGCAACGTCGCAGCCAGTAGCACGGACGGGCTGACGTGGACACAGCGCACGCTGCCGAATAGCACGACGTGGGGCGACATCGCCTACGGTGGCGGGCAGTTTCTGGCAGTCAGCAACACTGGCTCGACGGCATCCAGCGGCGACGGTGCTACATGGACGGGAGGCGGCTCCCTGCCTAGCACGGGAAATCCTGGCGCGTGGGCCGTCGCGTTCGGCAATTCGCTATTCGTCGCAGTGCGGGCTGACGGCACGATTGCGACCTCTGACACTGGATTCGCGTGGACGCAGCGGCGGGGGGCAGTGACCGGCACATACGGCCACAAAATTGCGTTTGGAGGCGCACAGTTCGTCGTTGTGAACGACTCGCCCGGCGGCGGATACGGTTACGTCACAAGCACTGACGGCGTGACGTGGCCGGCGGGCGGGTATTTGCCCGCTGAAAACACTCGCGCCGGGATTGTGTACGGTGGAGGTCTGTGGGTGGTCGTGGATCGCGGAAATGGCGCAGGCAGCAGCGCCTACTACACAAGCACCAACGGCACTACGTGGACCAAGCGCACGTTGCCCGTGACCGCCGACTGGCGAGCAGTCACCTACGGCGACGGCGCGTTCGTTGCGGTTTCCAGCGGCTCGCCGTCCACGACGCTCACCAGCACGGACGGGCTGTCGTGGACTCAGCGCACGCTGCCGAGCACAGCGGGATGGAGGGCGGTTGGATTTGGCGGCGGCACGTTCGTCGCGCTGTCCAATTCCAGCAAAGCCGCCAGCGCAGCGCCCGGCATCGGCACGTTCTCCAACATCAGCGGAGCCGCGTCATCGTCGCTCGCCTTGACGACCCTCGGCGCGGCCGACAACGGCGACCAATACAGAGCCGTCGTCAGCGCCGCCAACGCCGCCAGCGTCACCAGCCAATCCGCCACGCTCACCATCACGGGGTAAGCCATGCCCAATCGCATCAAGCCACGCAGATCGTACACCGCCAACTCCGTGCCGCTCACGAGCGACCTTGACACGCACGAGCTGGCGATCAACTGGGTGGACGGCAAAGCGTTCACAAAGGATGCCAGCGGCAACATCGTCAGCGTGACGCTCGGCGGGAGTGGTGGTGGCGGCGGCTCTGGTGGCTCGCTCTCTGGCAGCGTGACGATACCGGCGAGCGATCCGTACTGGGACAGCGTGCTGCTGCTGCTTCGCGGCGACGGCAACTTCACAGACGCGTCAAAGTACGGTCGCACGCTTACAGCCCACGGCAATGCGGCTGCGACGGCGGCTGGTAAATACGGCACCAACTCTATCGCGCTGGATGGAACGGGCGACTACCTGTCGCTTTCAAGCAGCGATTTTGCTTGGGGAACATCCGACTACACACTAGAGGCGTGGGTGTGGCTCAATAATCTTGGATCGTATGGCAGTTGGTTTTCAACACTCTTCAGCGACGGCAATATGTCCGGCGGGGTGAGTGCAGGAATTACCAATACAGGCATGCCCTACTTGGAACACCTCAATGGATTTAGTGTCGTTGGCTCAACTGCTTTTCCTACGGCGCAGTGGGTCCATGTGGCCGCGACTCGCAGTGGCAATACTGTGAAATATTACGTCAACGGATCTTCCGTTGGCAGTGTTTCGTTTTCCGGTTCGCACACAAATAGCTCCGTTGTCGTTGGGCGGTTCTACACTGACTTGGACAACAACTACTGGAACGGCCGCATCGCAGAACTCCGCGTAACGAAAGCGGCCCGCTTTACCGCGAACTTCACGCCGCCGACTGCCGCTCTGCCGACGACGATCTTTCAGGCATCGCCCCAGACCCTCCCCGTCACTATCACCGGCTCGGGCGGCGGCGGCTCTGGCCTCTCATGGTCAAGCGTGCCAGCCTCCGCGACGGCGACGGGGACGGCTGGGCAGATCAGCTACGACTCGTCTGGCTATTTCTACGTTTGCACGGCGGCGAATACGTGGCTGCGGGCGGCGTTGAGTACGTGGGACTCTGACGCCACTGCGTTCCTGACAGCGGCGGGCATCACGGACGCAACACAGTCATCGGCTATAGGGACGCTCGTCGGATCGCTGAAGAGCGCGGGCGTCTGGTCAAAAATGCGCGCGATTTACCCGTTCATCGGCGGCACGGCATCGACTCACAAATGGAACCTCAAAGACCCGCGAGACTTGGACGCCGCCTATCGGCTGGCGTTTTCAGGCAACTGGACGCACTCCGCAACGGGGGTCACTCCAGATGGCAGCACAGCGTACGCCAATACGTTCGCCGTGCCATCCACGTTTTTTAGCGACTACACAGGCGCATACGGCCTGTATCTGCGCACCAACCCAGCATCTTCGACTGGGTATCGAGTGGACATGGGCGCACAGTTTTTCTCGGACCCAACAAGCAACCGATTTCTCCAGCATATCGGATCAACCGACGGCAATTCGTACTACGACTGGCGGAATCGCGTAACAGTTGCCACGTCGACCGTCGGTAGTGTCATTGGGTTCCATGTCGTCTCGCGGACAAGCACTTCGCTGATGACGGTCTACCGGAACGGCAATTCGGTTGCGTCCGGGACATCGTCGGACATCACCACCGACCTGCCAAATCGCGCGCTCTACATCGGCGCACAGAACCACTCCGACGGACCGAGCTTGCACTCAAACCGCGAGCAGTCATTTGTGTTTCTGTCGGAATCTCTGTCTGGCTCGGAAGTGACTGCCGTCAATGCCGCCGTGCAGGCGTTCCAGACGGCACTTGGCAGGAACGTCTGATGCGTGACGCCATCTACCTCGCCGCTCTCGTCACCGCCGCGCTCGCCGCTGGCGTGATCGCGGCACGGGCTGGGCAGGCCGCGATTCGGTGGGCGATTGGTCGGGCGATTGTCAACGCTTTTGGGTGATACATGAGCAGCACACTTCGAGCACTCGCCGACAGCCTCGCCACTGGCTTGCAGTCCGTGACGTGGGGCATCACGTCCACGGTCGTGGAGCGTAAGAACTGGGCGAACGTGGACGTCGATGCAATGGCATCGCCTCGCGTGTTCGTCGTTCCCGGCAATGCTGACGTCACTCGCATCAGCCGGCAGGTGATGCAGGTGGACTACACGGTGTCTGTGTTCGTCGGGCGGCATGTGAGCACTGATGCAGAGGTTGATGGCATGCTCGACCTAGCAGACAGCGTCATGCTCCAGGTGCGTGCTCATTCGTTTGGCGCTGGCGTCACGTGGCCGGCTGGCGTCACGAGCCCGCAGACGGTCAGCATTGACCTGAATCCCGACGACGCACTGACTGAGCGGAACGTCTGGCGGGCTGTGATCACGGCGACGTACCGGGTGTTTGAAAGCAACACGCTGCCGACGCCTGCACCGTAGGAGGTGGCTATGCCGTCAATGCTTTCTGGCATGAGCCGTGCATTTATCCGTCCCGGCATGGTCGGCGGCAATCGCCGTGAGATGTCAGGCGATACGCTCGGGCGGCTGAGGCTGCGGGCGAGCATTCGCGGGAGCTTCTTCGACAAGCCGAAAGTCAGCCGGATGATCGGCAAAATGAACGCTCGCGTTCTGTCGATGCTCGGCAAGGACATCAAGCAGGAAGCCAAGGCTGGCATCGGGCGTGGCAAGGGCAAGGTCAGCGCAGCCTCACGCAAGAGGCTCGGGCGTGGCAAACCGACTGAGTTCGTGGGCGGGCTGTACCTAGACATCACCGGCTACTCTGCCGGCGAGCCTCGGCCGGCGGGCCAACCGATTAAGTCGTGGGCGCCAAGGAAGTTTATCTACAACGACATTGTAAACTTCTTTGATCCTGCCCGAATGACAGCCGTGATCGGAACGTACAAGACGCGACCCTGGCTGGCGCAGCTGCACCAGTTCGGCGGCACGGTCAAGCAAACCGCTTGGAGGATCGGCGTCGGGGCTGCGCGCAATGCGTACCTGCGCCAGCGTGGAAACGGCAGGCAGGGTCGAGACGAGCGGGGGAGATTCACAAGTGCGTTGCCGCAACGCAACCAGCACGAGTACGGCGCACTCATCTGGCAGATCGACAAGGCCGGGCGATTTAAGCACAGCCGCAACTGGGAACGCACCACAATCACTCGGATGGCACGCTATCCGGCTCGCCCGTACATGGCAGGGTCTAGGCGTGTGGATCTCGCCATCCAAAAAGCCAACAAGAAGTGGAAAGACCAGCTGGCGAAGAACTAGCCACGGCATACCCGGTCTAGATTCCGCCCTGCTGCCCATACCGTGAGCGAACCAGCCGCACCGCTGGCACTCGCACACGAGGACACCACATGGCCGTAGGCACAGTTGAAGTCACGCTCGGTAAAGACGTGGCTATTTCGGGCGTTGCCAATGCCCGTTCTTGCACAGTCACAAACTCAGCCAGCGACGTGGACGTCACGAAGTTCGGCGACACGTCCCGCAAGTTCCGCAAGGCTCTTATCGAGCAGACGATTGAGCTTGAGTGCGTTGACGAACCGAGCGTCACCATCGGCGGCACGTTCACCATCAGCGGAACGAAGACCGGCGACGCCACCTACATCTGCACAAACATTGCCAAGTCTCAGCCACTCGACGGAATCATCACCTTCACCGTCAGCGGCTCACGCACGGCCTAGGACTAACTCACCACACACGCACAGGAACAATCACGCATGGCTATCACGCTTGGCAAGGACGGTACTGGCATTCCGACACCCACAGGGGGGAATGCGATTGAAGGCGTTATCTCGGCGACGTACACCGAGGAGTGCGAGACGATTGACATCAGCAATCGCAGCAACGTCGGCGGCACTAGCGGCACTCCTGGCCGCAAGGCTTCCAAGGCTGGCTTCACCACGAAGACGTGGGAAATCGAGTGCCACGATCCTGACGGGCTGCTCGCGTCTCTCAACGCTGCCGGCACTTCCGGCTCGTATTCGGTGATGAGCGTGTCGGAGGCGGTGTCAATTGATGGGGCCGTGGTCTATTCCGTGACGCTGAAGGAATTTTAAATGGCGATCACGCTGGGGAAAGACTGTTCCATCATGCTCGATGGCGGCTACATCTTCAGCGCTCGCAATGTGACGCTGACGGAATCCGCCCGCACGATCGACGTGAACGCCTACGGCAGTCGCTACGCAGCGGTCTACAGCACGGGCTACGAGTGCAGCGTGTCTGTCGAGTTGAACGACGCAGCAGATCTGGGCACGGCGTTCCAGAAAATGCACACGGGCGGGACGTTCACGGTGAACGGCGGCGCTGCCGGGTTTTCGTTTCTGGCGGTGATGACCGGGATTTCGGAGACAGACCCGATTGATGGCGTGGCGTCCTTTGTGCTCGAAGGTCGCATGACTGATCCGGCTCTTGTGAGGTAAGTGGGATGCGTGAGTTTAGGGATGACCAGGGAAGACCGTGGCAGGTGGCGTTGACGGTGGCGTCGGCGCTGCGTGTCCGTGACAACGTCACGGTCGATGTTGTGGACGAGGAGAGCGGCGAGCGTAAGGCTGTGCCATTCGACATGGTGGACGCTGCGAACATCTCGCAGACGTTCCAAGTGCTGCGAAGCCAGTACGCCAAGATTGGCGAGATCCTTTACGCACTGCTGACCAAGCAAGTCGAGGCGAAGGGGCTGAGTCGGGAAGACTTCCTTGACGGTTTGCGTGGCGATTCGCTGGACGCTGCGACGAAAGCACTAGAGCAGGAACTTGTCGATTTTTTCCCGCAGCGCCTCCGCAAGATGATCGGGCTTCTCGCGTCCAAGATGGACGAAGTTGCAAACGAGATGCTCGGCAGAGCGGAGGCGGGTCTGGAGAAGGCGACGGTGGAGAGCCTCGCAGGAGCGTCTGGGATGCCATCTGGGAGGCCGCAGGAATCCTCGGAGTCTACCCAGGCAAGTGGACCGTCAGGCAACTCTTCGCCGCTCGTGACAGCCGCCTAGAGCATCAATGGTGGCACACCGCCAACCTGTTGGCGCAAAACGCGAATATAAACCGAGACAAGCACAGCCCGAGAGTAGACCCGCGAAAACTCAACCCATACGCCAAGCAGCCCAAGCCACGGCAGGCCACGCCGGAAGACCTGGCTAGGCTGTTCGGCAAGGACTGGCAGAAACACGTATGAGCGCTGGAGCAGTTAGAGCGGGCGGCGTGTTTGTTGAGATCGGCGCCGACCCGAGGAAGTTCTTCTCGGCGCTGACCAAGGTCAACAAAAGCCTCGGCAATATGGGCCGCTCGCTCGCATCTGGCGGCGGCAGGCTTGCTGCGGCTGGCATTGGCATGGCGGCACCTATTGCCGCTGCCGTGCAGCAGGGTGCGGCGTTTGAATCGACGCTGCTCAACATTCGGGCGAGCACGGGTGTTACTGCTGGTCAGATCGACCAGATCAAAGCGTCTGCGATGGACATGTCAAAGGCTCTCGGCGTCGGGCCGACAGCCGCAGCAGAGGGGATGCTGGCTCTGTTGAAGGCTGGCATGGAACTTCCTGACGTCCTCGGAGGTGCCGGGAAGTCAGCTCTTGAGTTTGCCAGCGTTGGTCAGGTTGCCGTTGGCGATGCTGCCGAAGTTCTGACTGACATCATGAACGTCTTTGGCGGCACTGCTGCCCAGGCGGCCAACATCATGTCATCTGCGGCTGACTCTTCTAGCGTCACTATTGAGCAGATGGTGCAAGCATTTTCGCAGGCTTCTGCTGTGGCGAAGCTCGCAGACCAATCCCTCTCGGACACGGCCACAGCTATCGCACTCCTTGGTGCGGCAGGAATCAAGGGCTCTGACGCCGGAACCTCGCTCAAGTCAATGTTCCTGCGGATGATCAACCCGGCATCTGAGGCGGAAGGTGCGCTCAACTCAATCGGTCTGACGGCAAAGAGCTTCATCGATTTAGACACTGGCAAGATGAAGGCGATGCCAGAGATGTTCGACATGCTTAACCAAGCACTGTCGTCAAAAGCACCGGACGAAGCAAAGCGACTGCTGGCTGAAATCTTCGGCTCGGATGCCGTGCGAGCCGCTGCCGTCTTCACCAAAGTCGGGAGCGAAGGCTTCGCCAAGATGTCCGACAAGATGAAGAACGCTCTGCCGGTCAGCGAAAAGTACAAAATGATGATGAGCGGACTTGCCGGCTCGGCTGGCAGCGTCCTTGCAGCGTTGCAGCGGATGGCTATCGCCGTCTCTGACGCCGTCGCGCCGGCTCTAGCCAGCGTCGTTCCGTTCATTACTGGCTTCATTGACGGGCTGACGAAGCTGGCGACTGACAACAATGAAGCGGTCGCAGCGTTTGCGAAGTTTGCCGTGGCTGCCGTCGCAGTCGGCAGTGCGATGGTCGGGCTTGGCGTCTCGCTCCAGATGACGTCGTTTGGGCTTGCTGGTATTGGCAAGGCGGCAGCGTTCGCTTTGTCACCGCTGACAATGCTGATCGGCGCAGCATCTGGCGTCGGCAAGAGCTTTGCGCTAGTAGCGATGCCGCAGACTCTCAAACTGGCGAGCACCATCGGCTCGTCAATGCTGGGTGCATCGGCCTCCGTTTTGGCGTTCACGGCGACTGCTGGCAGTGCTATGACCGGTTTTGCCACATCGTCTGCTACGGCGCTGGCAGGCTTCGCCGCATCAAGTGCCGCCGGCTTTGTGCGCATGAGTGGTACCGCCTCGGCTGCCGCTCAAGCGATGTTCCCGGTGTTCTTCACCGGATTTAATCGCGGCATCTCTGCCGGTGCTGGATTCTTCTCGGCGACACTTCGAGGACTCAACGGCGTCGTGATGGCGTCGAGCACGCTGCGGAGTGCGATGTTCGCCGTCTCGGGTTCCGGCATGGCTCGCTTTGTCGGCGACATTGTCGGCGGCCTGACGCTCACGTATAAGTCGTTCGTCTGGTGGGCTACTGGTGCGTCAGCACGGATGGCCCAGTACGCCGCCAATCTCACGGGTGCTGTCGGCAAGACGATTGCGTCAACCGCTGCGATGTCGGCGGCGTGGCTTGGCTCGGCTGCTCGTGGCGTGGCAGCATTCGTCGGCTCTGCGGTGGCTGGCATCGGCACATATCTCGCCGCTACTGCAATGGCTGTTGCTGGCTCAGTGGCGTCTGCCGCTGCGGTAGCAGCGGCGTGGCTGGCACCGCTGGCACCGCTGCTGCTCTTGTCTGCTGCTGCCCTGGGCATTGTGGCTGCCGTCAAGCAGTTCGGGCCGCAGATCGCCGGTGCGTTCTCTGGCTTGGCTGGCTATGCGTCTGACGCTGCCGGCGCTATCGGCTCTGGGCTTAACACTGCCGTCTCTGACGGAATCGTCGTCCTGGGCGACCTCGCCAAGACTGCCACGACCACTTTCAACGGCGTCTACGAAGCCGTCGCCGCTGGTGATCTCTCCGGTGCAATGGACGTGCTCTGGGCAGGGCTCGTCGCCGGCTGGCTGCGCGGCACTGAAGCGTTTATGTCGTACGTTGACCCGTGGGTAGCGGCGTTTCAAGACGTGTTCACGGACATCGGCTCAGGCATCTACATCGCGTGGGACAAGATCTATACGGACTCGGCTGCACTCCTCAACACGATGGGTGCCTTCATCATGGGCTTCTTCGACAACATCGCAAACGGCGTGATGGCGACGTTTGACAACCTCGTGGCTGGCATCCAAATCGCATGGACTCGGGTGCAGGGATTCATCACTGGTGCGAAGGACACAAAAGAGCGAGTGCAGAAGATTAGGGACGAGAACGCCGCGAGAGCAGAGCAGCGACGGCAGGAGCGTCCAGGCATTGAGGGACGCACGGCGAAGGCTGCAAAGGAAAACGATCAAGCGGAAAAGGATCGGCAGGATCGCGTCAAGGGAGTCAAGGAAGACGCGCAGGCAACGAAAGACGAACGGCAAGTAGAGAACCAGCGTCGTGCAGACGAGCGGCGTGCGGCAACGCAGGACGCAGAAGCAAACGTCGGCGCGACGACACGCAAGGGCAAGGCTAATCGTGTGATGGGTGAGCAGTTCGCCGACCTTCTCAAGGAGGTTGAGAACGCCACGTCATTGGATCAGTTGTCTGATCTCTACGGGCAGTTTGACGCTCTGAACTCAAGCGGTCGCCTGACGAGCAATCAGGCAGGCATCCTTGAGAATGCCATTGACGATGCACAGGAGCGGATCAGCAAGGCGACTAGCTCAATGGGTGCATCGCCGAGCGAGAAGGCTGCGACGGCTGGCGCTGATGCGGCCGGTGCCCAGTCGGCACAGAGCATGGGGCAAGTCGCCGGCACCTTCTCATCGCTCAACCTCGGCAGCGTGTTCGGCGGCAGTTCGCTCGCGGAACGCACTGCGAAGGCGGCTGAAGAGACGGCGAAGAATACCCGCAAGATTGACGACGGCGGAAAGGTGGCGGCGTAATGTCTACAGGACTCGTTTGGATCGAAGACGGCGACTCACGGCAGGCCACCATCGTCCGCAAGGGGCGTAAGGCTGCGTCGTCGTATCAGAAGAGCTACAAGATCTTCGGCACTGCCGACGACACGGTGCTTCACGCGGCGATCAACGCAGAGATCAGTGCCAACGGTCGCTACTGGCAGTATCCCGGCGTTGTCGGGATGCAGCTGATGGCAGAGTCGTACAGCGTCTCGTTTCTCGGCGACAACGCTTGGCAGCTGACGATCAACTACGAGAAAGCTGGCGCGGAAGATTCATCGCAGACCGATCCACTGAAGCGTGCAAGGTCGTTTGACACGACCGGCGGCACGCAGCACATCACGCAGGCGGCTGGCGGTTCTGTCACTGTGTTCCGTGGTTCTGGCGGATCGTCAACCGTCGTGACCGCGAGTTCCGAGCGTCGCTACCCGCCTGGATCAGCGCCGGACATGAGCGAAGCCATCGCAGTTGATTCTAACGGCGTCAACGGCGTGGACATCGTTTCGCCTCAGTTGCAGTGGCAGGAGTCGTACGACGTGCCAGATGTGTATGTCACGAACGACTACATTCGTGGCGTGTCTGCTCTCACTGGCACAGTCAATAACGCATCGTTCCGAGGGTTCGCCGCTGGGGAGGTTCTGTTTCTCGGTTGTTCCGGCTCGCACGAGTGGGACGACCAGAAGGGGCGTGGCCCGTGGTCGCTGTCATATCGTTTCGTAGCGTCGCCAAACGTGACCAGCCAGACCATTGGCAGCATCAGCGGCATCGAGAAGAAGGGGCACGAGTACCTCTGGGTGCGGTACGAAGAATCGACGGCTGGCTCTGACCTCATCAAGAAGCCGAAGTACGTGTACGTGGACAAGGTCTACAAGGACGGCGACTTTTCGGCGCTCGGCATAGGAACCACCTAATGCCACGGCCAGACGGACGAGTAGAGCAGGGCCAGCCGCTGCGTGGTGCGATCTCTGCCCGTGCGTGGAATCGGGCGCAAGACGCTGCTGACCTTGTGCTCGGTGCCAATCCCGGCACGGAAGGCGTCCCCGGCTCGCCCGTACTGAAGCCGTACACATGGGTGTACTGCCGCCCGTCTGCGACCGTCGCACGCTGGGGCGTGCTGGCGATCACTGGCGTGGAGATCACACCAACGTCGTCGGCAGGCGGTGCTACAGCGTCGTTCGAGGAAATGCCGGTGCTGACGGGTGCGTCGCCTTCTGCGACCACGACGGCCTGGTGCGTGGCAGTGGAGCCGATAGCGGCGAACGCTGTAGGCAGGGTGGCGGTTGGTGGTGTGGTGCAGCTGAAGGCGGCAGACCTCGGCAAGGCGTCTGGAGCTCATGTGCTGTGGAAGGATTCCAACTGGGCGCTGATTCGTATGCAGGCTGGCGTCATTCGCGGCACGTTCTCGGGAACGTGGACGAAAGGCAGCACGACGACCGTCACTGATGCCGTCGTGTCAGGTGCGACGTACACGGCGAAGAACTACATCGCCACGCTATCAGGTTCCGCTTGCCTCATCGCGTATGTTGCCGATGAGTGGGTGCTAGTCGGCTGGGATTGGCACAGCATGACGGGCTACTCGGCATCTACTCAGCAAGTGCTCACGCATGCTGCCAACGGTGGCTTGGCGTGGGTCTCCACCACGGCCTGCACATGACACTCGCCACCAAAAACGGCTCGCTGATCGTCAAGGACGGCAGGCTCGCGGAGAACTGCGGGTGCTGCGGTGGGTGGTATTGCGACGACTGCACGTCGTGCGAGGGCGGGGCTATTCCGTCTGTGATAAATGCCTTGTTTACGATGACAGTGAACGACGGATCGTGCCAGTTCCCGCTTCGCATGGTTCGCGCCGAATCAGACGTACGAATGACGCCGTTTTCGTGTGGTCTGTACGTTGCGTATTGGGGAGTTGGAGCAAACCCGAACTGGCTTGGCTACCAAGATGCAGACGCGCACATCACGTTCACTTTCGATGCCGGGTACGGCAACCCGCAGCAGATTCGTTTTGACTTTTCTGGAGCGGTGGGTTTGCTATTTACTGGTGCGTGCTATCAGTTCAATGCGGACACCAGTATGAAAAACCGTATTGAGCTGACGACGAACGACCTTAATGGATACTTGGTCCCGTTTCAGTGGAGGCTAAAGGATGGGGCAAGTGTTATCGACGGCGTGCAGGGGACGTTAAGTAGGCGATACATCTCTCCAGAGTATGTGTCGCGATCATCCGGCTTGTGCTACTCGGACATGCCTGCTTTCTCGGGAATACCTATTAGTGCTGGGCTTTTCTACAAGACGTACGACGGAACCATAGGTCTGTCGGTAACGTCAGTGGAGTAAAGACAATGCCCTGCCACCAACCATCAAACTTCCCGCCAGGCTTCTCGACCACAGGTCGCACGTCCTACGCCACCGAGGCTGAGTGCAACCAAGCGTGCAAAGAAGGTGCGTGCTGCGAGGGCACGACGTGCAGCGTCAAGCCGCAGTGTCAGTGCAAGTGCCGTAGTAATTCGTGTTGTGGACCTGACACGATGACGGTAAATGGTGTAACTGGCCCGCGATGCCGTGGCGGAACTG